TTAACATAATATACATAATGCGCACTTTGCTTGCTCTAAAATAGTCAGCGCAAAAGCCATGCAACTCATTGTTATTGTTGATAATCCTAGCCCGTTAAACTTTTTTCCTATGCTGTGCCATAGTGTCTGTGCTTCGTAAGTTTTTGCCTTATCCATGGCTAAACCGACTAATGCCTTTTCTTTATCTTCGCCGATAGCCTCAGCAATCATAAGTATTTGTTTTTCGTTGAGATAGCTTCTGCCTTTTCTCACATCAGTGAGCATTTGAGGGCTTATCCCCAAATCATGGGCTATTTGCTTGTATTGCACATATCTCATTTGCTCTTTATAGGCGTCTAGCAACTTGTTTGTGTACATTTTTGCTTTTCCTTAAATCACGTTATTACTCTGATTCTAGATCATTTGTATGAAAGTTATCGTATTTACACTATGACAAATTTCATATTTACTATATGAAAAATCTCATACTGACACCCCATAGAGACTTAGCAATGACCTTTGAACTTAATAGACCTCAAAAACGTCCGGTTTACTTCGAGCATCATTCAGATGGCTTTTGGTGTTCTATTGATGGTCAACCTGAGTACTTCAAGACCAAACAAGAAATGTACATGTTTGCGTGTGGTGAGTGTCGAGAATTGATTCAAATCACGGATGAAAATGAGCGTGAGCTTCGTGAATCTGGTGCTTTTGATGCGGATTACTGCGATGAATAGAACGATTATCGACTTTGTTAGTTTTTCTGGCTCCCCTGAGCTTCTTCAACGTTGCAAGGAAATGGCTAAACAGCGTTTCGCAATTGCTCAAACTAACGAATTTCAATCTCAAAATGTCGTGGCTGTTGCTCATCGTGAGAAAACCCAAATCGCCTACTTCATGGAAAATCTTGCTCATGCTCTTGGTTGTGATGAGCGTAACGAATTCGCTAACAGTGATTTGTACTTTGCTGCGGCTGACAAGGAATTGAAAGACGCAGACCTAGAAATTGCGACGGATAAAACGTTCAAGGAATGTTACGACAATCTCATTTCTAACATCGGTATCGACATGTTAGACGTGCTTTGTCATGGGGAAATTGAATCGTTTCTTGAGGTACTTCAAAACGAAATCAGCTATGAGGGTAATCACTGGGAAATCAAACGTAAAGGCGGTGGATTCTCTGGTTATTCTCATTCGGCTAAGTTGCTTTGTAACGGTACTCAGGCAGGTTTAGTGGCTTGGGGTGCGGCTAACTTTGGCTTTTATGTATCGTTCTCTGGCAAGGGTTGCGAGGCTGTTGATATGGCTAAGCTCCAACATGCACTTAAACAGATTCCTAATACAAAATTAACTCGTGTGGATATTGCTCTTGATGACATGCAAGGCAATGTAACCATTGATGAGATTAAAGAGCGTTACTGTAACGGTGAATTCATTACACGCGGCACACCTCCATCTTGGGGTGAGTTTTGGGGTGGTCGTGGTATGAGTAAAGAAGACCGTAGAAAATGCGGTTTGGTTCCTGATGCTGGTCATACGTTTTACGTGGGTGCACGTGAGAACGGGAAGATATTCCGCGCTTACCATAAAGGTGCGCAACTTAAGTGTCAGGATTTCCCAAACTGGAACCGTTTCGAGGTTCAAATTGGTAATCGCTTTCGTGTGATTCCTTTGGATGTTCTAACCAACAGTGACCAATATTTTTCTGGTGCATACCCTGCTCTAGCAACGCTTATTCCTAGTGTTCAACCTGTGGCGATTCCGACGGTAAAAGTCCAGTTTCAAACCACATTAGAAAACGCTATAAAACATGCGAAAACTCAGTACGGCAAGCTTATTAACCTTATGGCTCAGCTTTACTCTGATGAGAAAAACGCGCATGAAAAAATCATTAAGCGTCTCACTGACGGCTTAGATATTACTGATATCCCCGACCGCATTAACTTTCCAGTCGGTCGGGCTTTAAACGCAATCAATCTGGAGTAAATGAAATGAGTAACACTATCACTGCTGTTGTGGCTGGCTGTGAGCATTCTGTCGGTCTGTCCAAAAAGGACGATACACCATACAACTTTGCTCAGTTAAATATTCTTGTACCTAATCAAGGTTGGAAGTCTGCTAAGGGTCAATGTAAGGCGTATGGCTTAACTCAAAAGCAAATGTCTATGGCGGCTAACCCTGCTCTACTGTCTGAGTTTGACAAGATTCAAAACCAGTTCCCTGTTAAGTGCGTTCTAACTCTTGAGCCTGACCCTGAGAACCCTCAGCGCAACTTAGTTACTGATTTCAAAATTGCGGAGTTAGAAGACGAATTATGACTCTCTCAGTCTGTGCGGAAATCCTCACTGATGGAACGATTAAAGCTTTCCCCTACGAGCCGTTAGCCAATTGCACGTTCGTAGTGGTGAGCAATGACGACTATCAGTTGATGGCGACTCGCGCAAACTTGGAGTTTGATATTGATGCAGCATTTTACGCTGAGATAACAGGTTATTTGCTGCTCTCTTTTGTGTCCGGTCACGTGCTCGGACGAATCGTTAAAGGGCTTGGTAAAGCCTAATCCTGTAAAACCTTTTGGAGATATTCCTATGAAAAAACTATCTGTTCTTTTGGCTACTGCGGTAGCGTCTGGCTCTACTTTCGCTGCTGACCATTCAGAAGCTATCAATTCGGCTGTAACTGAAGGTCAATCAAACTACACGCTAGTTGTGGTTGGTCTGATTGGTCTAGCGGCTATCGGTTTTGGTCTTCGTATGATGATTGGTGCGATGCGTTCGTAATCACTATGCAAGAGACGTTAACCGCCATACTCACCCTATTTTTCGCTCTCTCGATGTTCGGTGGATTCGTTGGGGGTTTTAAGTCTGGTATTAACGCCTCCTAGTGGGGCGTTATTTTTTATAAGGAATACAAATGGGCATTAAACAAAGCATTGCGTCACTGGTTATTTTGCTGAGTGTTTCGTTTAGTGCTTTTTCGGGTTATTGGAACCATCAAGGTACTAACAAGCGCTTCCCTACAGCATCCGCCGTTGACTCTTATGTAAAGGATACTTGGAATAATACGGTTCCTAACGGTGAGCCTGACTATATAAAGTATTACGGTTGTTATTTTTCTTATTCTGGCACCTATGGGGTTGGTAAGTGTAAGGAGACTGGTACAAGCCGTCCGTCTAATATTGCGAGTTTCTATTACTTTGATTCTAATATCTGTCCAGATGGTCAGGAATTAATAGACAATGAATGTCAGCCTCCTCCTCCGCCTTTTTGTAGTCGTCCCGATACAATTCAGCAAATGAGTGACTACTCTCAATCATGTTCGGCAAAAGGACCTGGTTATCAAGCCAATATCATCTGTCGGGATGAGGATGAGTATCTTGATATGAGTTGTCCTCCTCCTCCTGATGAGTGTACTCCGGATTCGGGTAATTGGCCTGCATGTAAGGAAGACGAAAACAAATGTGACGAAAATGACCCTGATTGGAATCCAGAATATGGAATGTGCTGTCGCCCAGAAAATAACTGGTGTGATGTTCCTGCTCCTGAGTCATGTGTTATCGGTGGCGCTAATTGGCCTGCTTGTGCTGACGATATTGATGTTGACCCTCCAACGGGTGGCGATTTAGGCGACCCTGATAAACCCTCTGGCGGTGGCGGTGGTGGTTCTACTGACCCTGATAAACCTGAACCGGATGTTGATAATACTAGTGACACTCTAGCGGCTATTAAGGCTATGAATAAGGATGTTAACTCTCAGCTAACTGGTATCAATAACGACATGAACAAAAACCAAGCTGAAACAAAATCAGCTCTTGATGCTCTCAAGGCTTCTGTTGATTTGAATACCGATACGGTTGTCGATAATGCAAATCATGTGGCTAATGCAATTAATGGTCAGTCCGACATGTTGTCTGACATTGGCAATAACACAAATCACTTATTAACTTCTGCAAATCATCTTTTAAATGATGGTTTTGCTCAGCTTGCTAATCGTTTAGATGGTGTCGAGGCAACCAACCAAAAAGGCTTTGGTGATGTGGTCGATGCTATTGAGGGGTTAGGTAAACCTATGGTTGACGGTGGCGGTGGTGGTGCCGTTGTTCCCCTTTATTCAGCTACCCAATTACACAACTTAAACGCTGAAATTACTGTCCTTAAAAATGAGTATAAGGATTTGCTAAACCAGTACCGCGCCTACTTCAATTTTACGTCTGATGTTAACGGCGGTGATTACAACGCTCATAACATCGAACTCACGGTTCGCGGCAATGTAGTCCGTCAACAGAATGCTGTTATGGCAGCGTTACAGGATAACGCAGGAATCATTGGGGCGGTGGTTTTGTTTGTATTTGGCTTGCTAGGGATAAGAGCAATCGGAGGGGCTTTCTAATGTATGAGTTTTTTCAATACATCACCAATATGGGTGAGACCATTCTCAACTATTTCAGTAATGCAGGTAGTTATTTTGATGCGGCTTTTGTGTGGCTCCAAGCATGGTGGATAAAAATGAAATTCATGGTGATGATTGAGTTTCTGCGTATCTCTTATTTGGTGGCGACAACATTATTAGATGAGATTGGTTTTAGCTCCCTATTCTCTGATTTGTTTAACTTGCTCCCCTCTGAGCTTCGTTACTGGGGGATATTATTTAAAGTACCTGATGGGATGGCTATTTATGCCAATTGTGCCACTACTGCACTTGTAATGAGAATGTCGAGGTAACAACAATGGCAATTAGTATTAGAACGGGTGGCAATGGCTCTTATAAATCCGCTTACACGGCATGGTTTGTTATTCTCCCTGCTCTTAAGGCTGGTCGTGTGGTTGTGACCAACTTTGAGGGTATGCAGCCCTTAGAGGAAATTGAAAAGCGCTTGAATATTAAATTCCCTTCATCTGCTAAGTTGATTCGTATTTTCTCGCGCTCTGAAATTGGTATTGAACTCTGGCAGCATTTCTTCTGTTGGTGCCCTCTTAACGCGCTCATTGTCATTGATGAGTGTCAGGATATCTTTTCTAAAAACATCGGCTTCGATGGTCGAAAAATTAAATACCGCCCTTTAGAAGAATTTCTCCCAAACCTACCTAAAGGCTATAAGGAGTTTTTCGATTCTCGCCACGTTCCTGTCGATTTGAGTACGTTGCAATCGTGCGAGATAGACGATTTAGGCGTGGCTGAATACGACGAAAATGGTCGCATAATCTACCCGTTAACTTATAACGAGGGCTTTATGCGTCATCGAAAATACAACTGGGATATTGAGTTGCTCTCTCCCGACTGGCAGCAGATAGATAGCTCAATCAAGGCGTGTGCTGAGCAAGCTTTCTTTCACAAAAATAGGGATGGTTTTTTCTTTGCTAAGCGTAAACCGTGGATATACAAACACCCTACCAATGTGACTAAACCAGTTATTCCGCAAAAGAAAGACGCAAACCTATTCCCTCAAAAAATCCCCTTGGAAGCGCACCTACTTTATAAGTCTACGGGTACGGGTGCGGCTACTAAATCAGGTGGCTTGAATACGCTGTTTCGCTCTCCGAAATTCTTTCTAGCCTTGTTCTTAATGATTGCTTGTCCGGTGTATTTTATTTATGGCGCTATGGATTTACTTACTGAAGATGAAAGTCAGGTTTCAACAGATGAACTTGAGACGAAAACTAACAGCCAAAATTTGGAATCTGTTCCGGCTGGACGGGCTTCGACGTCTACTAAAGGGGATTCTGTTTTACCTAGCGGTGGGGCTGCTAATTCGAGTAGTCAGCAAGGCGGCTCTCCTTTTGTTCCTGTAACGGATGTTCTCTATTTTGAAGGGCTTCAATCTGCCTATCTGTCTGGTTTCCATAAGAAGACGATCATTAAACAGAAAAACGGAATCAACCTGAGAACGGCTAACTTTGATGTTGTGATTAACGCCTATACCGATGACGGTCTTTATTCAATCAATAAACGTTATCTCGATGCTGTGGATGTCCAATTTGAGCTATTGGACGAATGCTTAATGGTCCTCAAGCAAGGTGAGCTTAAAAGCCTGATAACGTGCGAGCCATCCACTAATGACCGTGGTGGTCGTGATTCAGATTCGATTGAGACAGATGTCGCCAGTATTGGCTCTCTACGTGGTCAAGCGATGAGTGAAAACTCTTTTTTGATGTGAGGTAAGGATGTATGAATTTTATAGACAAGTTGCAAGGGATAAGCGCTGGATTCTTCGTAGTGGCTATGACTTCTCTGATTGGTGTTACTGGGTTCATCAGTTGGTCGTCAGTGAACCTAAAGGGGGCTGAGTTGCTCTTTTGGGTTTCTGCTTCCTTGGAGTTTTTAGATTTGCTTTGGATATTCTCTTTGGGGATTTTTCTCGGTTGGTATTTGTCACCACAAAAACAGCCCCGCAGGGATAAGGAGTTGCGGAGCGACGACGGGGCACCAAGCCGCCCACTTAACTAAAGATAGCCTCCCCATCTAATCGGCGCGGTTAGCAACCCAAACTCACTTGGGTTCTGCCGCCCCCCTTTCCTGCTAGACCATTCAAAACGCCCAGGGCACTCCCAAGTGTCGTCTCTATCTCATCTCTCCCATAGTTCTCTAAATCAATCGAGTGTCGAGATTGATTTCTCTTGATAGCGTTTAGGACAAATGACGACGACGAAAACTGAGGAGGAGGAATGCGGACGCGGCGCGTCCATCCCGTATAGTAATACGGGGTGAAAGTCTCCCCCCGTATCTTCAATTTTAAACCCTCTCTTTTATGGTACTAACGACTCTCTCCGAATCTTACTTAGTGCTCGGACGTATTTCATTATCCTAGTGGTGATCATCATGTCCGGTTCTGCGCCTATTTCTAGGAGTGCTATTCCGGTTAATATTTCTTGTGGTGTTACGAGTTGCCCCGTCGGTAGTTCTAATGTGTTTTTGTGCATTTTGAAGTTTTCCCAAGCTTCCGAGGTGGCTAGTTCCCTCCCCTTGGTCATCCTCATCAGTCGTTTGCATTCGGGCGGTATGGGCTTTCCATCGTCCCAACCTTTGACCGCCCTCACACTTTTAAAACATAGTTTTGCTGTCTCTTCTACACTTAAACCGCACTCAAATTCACGAAAAACGTAATTCTTGCTCATTTTTCGAAAGTTCGTCATATATACCCTGATAATCAAAAGGGTGTATATGTAATTGATATGAAACATTATTCAACATAACGTCGCATAATACGAACTTAAGAGTTAGAAGATTAGCATTGGTGAAGTCAGTTTAGTTATACCGTATTTGGCTGTTGCTGCTTTGCAAGCCTCATCAGCTGTCTTGTATGGACCGTGAACTTCGATTTCACCACAGCGACAACTTGATAATAACCAGTCATCAACTTTAAAACCGTGTGGCTGATTAAGTTCCTTCATTGTATCTTGGGTTACGTTCAACACTGTACACGTTGGTTCTGCATCTTGCTCAATCAACATGAGTCAACATGGACACGCATTTGCTTAACCCAAACGTGTAAGTACTAGATTATCTTTATAGGAACAAGGAATCTATTAGATGTAAACTCTCTACTTTTCAATCTATACCTAGATCTTTCTTCATATGTTCACTCAACTCGTTAGTGGTTCTTACATTAATCTTATGTTTGCAATGATGGATTCTCAACTCTTCACCAAATAATTTTACTAGTGATTTGGTATACAAAGTACTAATATTATTTATTATTCTATACAATGTATCTTTCTGATAAACAGATCTTTTCGAATTTTGTATTGCAGTCTTCATATTTAAATATCCTCACACTTTTAACTTTATAATTTAAAGAATCAATTTCAACTTTTATTATTACTTTTTCCGATATGGAATGAGTCATTATCAATGATGCACAATAAATAATTAAATCACCCGAATCCAACTTAGTAAGTTCACGAGACAAATTTTTTATTTTTAAATCTTTATTTTCTATATTTAATCCGGTTGAGTTAATTCCTTCAGGATATCGGTTTAACTTAATATCCAATATGGTTTTATTAAGATAGTAGTCTGCCATTATTTCATGACGGCTTTTAAATATCAT